CCAGTGTTATTTGAATCGTAATAGATGCTTGCATACATTGCAGCTCCGTTACCATTGTTAACACCAAGCATTGGAATTGTTCTCCAAGATCTCCAACCAGCCCAAGAAGAACGGAATCTTAAGTTCTCAATTGGACCACCAACCATCTGCCAACCATAACCAGAAGTATTAGAACTTCTATAGTGATAAGCCTGAGTACCAACCCAGTGTGATGTACCTGAAGGCTGGTTTGGTGGGTTTGACCAAGAATCGATAAAGCCTGAACCCCAAGTACCAACGACGTTCATATCCTGACGTCCCCAACCTGAAGCACCAGTCCAATAGTTACTGTCACTAGTTTGTCTTGGTCTCGATCTGTAATAATCACCAGAGTTTCTTGTATGACCAGGTTTGTTAGTGTATGCCATTGTTCTAGCACTTACACCCTCAAACCTTGTACTGTGAGCCGATGCGCCATCGAAGTAATAAGACGTGTTATTTGAATCGTAGAAGATTGGTGCTCTTAACGATGAACCAGCTTGTAGGTTATTGTTAACATAAACGTTACCGCCACCAAGTGGATCAGAACCGTTGTTAATCGACATAACCTGACCGGACATATTATAGTCAGTGTAGAAACGCATACCTTGGTAAGAAGCGTTTGCACCAAACTTAATACCTGTATGGAAAGCAATTCTTAGATCAGGATATGGGTAAGACCAGCCACCTGATTCTCTAAAGATTGCATATGCTTGTGATCTATCTGAAGACCAATACATACCAAATAGATCATTTGAAGATACACTACCATCATTTGTAAAGTAGTTTGCTCTAACTTGATTTAATCTAGATGTACCATTTGGATCCATATAGTAGTTACTATCATTTCTATCGTACATGATAGGAGCATAGAAGTTATGATGTGAATCTACTTTAGAGTTAGTGGTTTGTAACGCCCAACCATCGTCTTGTGATAGAATACCTACTTCGTTACTGTTATTAGCATAGAATGTACCACGTCTGTTATTACCAGATGTGTGCATATTAATTCTTACAGTATTTTGTCCAGAATAAGCTCTCCAAGTATTTGATGCAGTTGAATACCAGTGCATTCCTGTTGCAGTGTTATATAAACCACGACCATTTACATCGTTACGGAACCAACCATCGTTGTATACTTCTGAACGAACATCAAGTGTGTGCATTACCGACGTACTTGCAAAGTCGCCATAATAACCAGTGTTATTTGAATCGTAATAACGAGGGGCTCTTACATCACCTTGGAAGAAACCAATCTGTGCTCTGAAATCTTCGTAGCCAGTACCAGGATTGTTTCTAATCTGGATCTCACCATTTGTTTCAAGCATAATTTGCGATGCAACTCGTCCACCCCAGTGGAAACCAATTCTTGGAGCAGTTTGAGCATTAGCACTTTGAGCTCCAGCATGGTTAAGTTCTCTAACTTCAAGAGCAGCAAAGTCATATCTTGCATTGGCACTTGTAGCAGCAACTTTAAGATGCTTAATGCGTGAGTTACTATTTGGATCCATATAATAACCAGTATCATCTGAATCATAGTATCTACTTGCATAGAAGTATGCATTTGAACCACCGCCTGGATTAGCATTGTATATTGCTAAATCAGAGTATGCTGAATATACTGAGCCTGAGTTCCAAGACTGTTGATATAGACGCATACCACGGCCAGACTTCTTAAACATAAGAAGGTTATCTGATCCACCGGAAGAATCTGTGTATGATCTTAAGTGTAAATAATCAGCCCAAGGTGCAGTGTTATTATTGTTCCAAGAACCGAAACCAAACTTTAATTGTCCAGCTGGATCATCATTTGGTTCAATAGTTCTATTATCTCTTCTTAATAATGCTCCAGCGTATCCTGTAACTCCTGGCGCAGTAATTACGTCATTAACTGTTAATCCACGGAATCTTGAAGTAGAGTTTGGATTTGCGTACCAACCAGTATCGTTTGAATCATAGAAGATTGGAGCACGATAAGAACCACGAGCTTCCATATAACCTGGAGCTGTTCTTTCTTCCCAAGTACCATTATAGTAAGTATAAACTCGAGCATCTCTTTCAATATAAACACCCCATTCGTTACTTGGAGTTTTAAGACCGAAGAAGTTATCATCGTCGAATTCAATTCTACCACAATCTGTACTATTTGAATCTCTAAATATAATATAACCGTGGTCAGAGTTATTAGAACGAATATTTAATGTTTCACCATTATCATCGTAAATATCCCAACCATCATTTAAGGTATACATATTTGCATTGATAACATTCATTCTCGATGTAGATGCAAAATCACCATAGTAACTTGTATTGTTATAATCGTAGAAGATTGGTGATCTAGCACTTGCTAATGAATAACCAATACCAGAAACTGTAATGTTACCAGACATTGCCCAGTTACCTGAAGAGTCTGTCCAGTTAGAATCAGTTACAAATCTTAGTCTATCAGGGTTTGTACCTTCAGCCATTCTAAGCATTTGACGACCGCCAGCAACAAGCTGCATATCGTCTCCGCCTGGGAATCTTAGATAAGTATTAGTATCTCCGTTATGGCGCAAGTAATCATTAAGATAGATTTCGTTCATTACAGAAGTAGAGGCTGGTTCTACATAATAACCAGTATTATCTCTATCGCGGAATCTGTATGCATCCATATAACGACCAGCAATAGCATCGCCTGATCCGTTAAGTGTTAATCTTCTTGTACCATTACCACCGCCTGAAGTAAACTGTAAATTACCTGCAGCATTTGTTTGGTTATCTGGTGACTCATAAATCTGCCATAAGCTACCACCTTCCCACTTAACACCTTCGTTAACGCCAGGATCATTAAATGTTAGATTGTTTAGCTTAGTAATAGAACCATTATTCCAGTTCCAAGTACCCTGAACATTACCGCCAGAGTTTGGATTCATGAATCGTGCAGTATTATCTCTATCTCTAAAGTTACTTGCATCTACTGTGTTCAGTTTAGATGTTGAGTTTGGATCTAAGTAATAACCAGTATCATTTGAATCATAATAGATTGGTGAGTAAACTGCTTGATCTGTACGGATTCTTGAAGGAATCTTTGTTCTCATTAAGATAGGTGGAGTGAACTCACGAAGAGCACCACCAGTACTGTAATTCATAAGAATTCTTATTCTTACATATCTACATGCTTGGCCGTCTGAGCCGTTATATACTGTGTGAGTAGTCGGTATAGTCGTATGACCAGAGAACTTCTGCCAAGAAGTACTTGTTACGTTACTACCGCCGCCAACAAAATATGTTGTACCAGTATTACCAGCAATTGGTCTCTTATCTTTATCAAATCTTTCAATACCATAATAGAATAATCCACCTGATCCTGAAATTCGTTTAACATACATTTCACCGTAAACTTCTTCACCAGGTTCTACTTCGATGTAATCCGAATAGAATGTTCTGTATCCTGAAGCTCTTAATACATATGATGATGGAGCTGGAGAATCGGTTGATTTAACATATTCAGCCGTAGTACCAGTTGGAGAATCTTCAGCACCTTGTAAAGCTTGGATAGCTCTCTTTTCCCAGTACTTAGCGCCATCGAATAGTTTTAATTCTGTTTTACCAGTACCGTATGATGGGTTTAATGAGATGTTTTCGTTACCAGCATTCAGGTTATAGTTTGATGCGGCCATCTCACCAGTAATAAGCATATTACCAGCTTCATCTAAGTATAACCTATCACCTAATCCATTGAAGTGTACAATGAATGCGTCTTTAGAACCAGTTTGGTTAAAGTTATAATTATCATGTACTAACCAAGGATAGTTTGAACCAGCACCAGAGTTTCTCATTCCTGCAAGATATCTGTTATTATGCCAGATACCAAGTGGATATGAACCGGAACCTGTTAAGTTGCCTTGATTACCAAGCTCAAGAGTTTTAAGCTTAGAACGAGATGCAAAATCACCGAAGTAAGCTGTGTCATTGTGATCATAGAATATTGGTGAACGCATGCTGTTTGGAGCATAACCATATCCATTTTGTGCAGATAGTTGATGTGTACCGTTTGCAAAGATTCTTGTTTGGTTATTATCTTGTGCTAAGATAGCCCATTCATTTCTTGTGTCATTATAGAGACCAGCTTCTGACGCGCCATTTGACATAAAGACCCAATCATCTCTGATTGCGTAACCTGCCCAACCACCAGTATCACCTTCAACTTTAATTGTACCGTAGTTACCAGATGGTGAATCAATATATCTTCCAGATACATCCACTTGTAATTGATTTACACGAACAGCATTCATTATAGATGTTGAAGCAAAGTCACCGTAATAAGCAGTGTTATTTGAATCATAGAATCTTGGAGCTCTAAAGTCACCACGAGCTTCTACATGTCCACCACTTCTAGGACCACGCATTGCCCAAGCACCGTTGACACTATTATCATGTCCAATCAGTCCCCAAGTTCCGTTTGATAAACCATTTAGAGTTACTGGCTGACCTGTAACACTATTAACTGTTGCCGATCCACCTTGATATGCAAGAGCCATACCATATCTGTCTTGTGAAGCAGTTGTTGAGTTATGTTCTGCGAAGAATATACGAGCTGAACCTTCTCCACTTGAATCAGTATTACCTTCAATAGATAAGTAACGACCTTTAGTATTAGCTCCATTGCCTGGAATACCGAAGGTAACATTATTCATTCTTGAAGTAGATGCAGGATCTACGTAATATAAATTATCGTTTGAATCATAATAGCGAGGCGCATAAACATTAACAGCAAAGTCTGCTGAGTTAGCGTCGATATTAAAACGTTGTGTTCCGTTTGTGTATACTTTAAAGTTGTTATTACCAGCCCAACCAAAGTAAGCGTCTGTATTTCCTCTATGATAAACCCAATCATCAAGAACAATGCTATTCATAATTGAATCAGCAGCTGGGTCTACATAATAATTAGCATCATTTGAATCGTAATAACGAGGTGCATATACATTAACTCCAAAATCAGCAGAGTTATTATCTATGTTTAATCTTTGTGTTCCACCAGTCCATACTCTGAAAGTATCATTAGCAGCAAAACCGAAATAGTTATTTGTATCTCCACGATGTCTAATATAATCATCGATATCGATAGTATTTAATTGAGAATCGCCAGCTGGATCTAAGTAGTAATTAGCATCTGAACCATCGTAGAAACGAGCACCTGTAATATTACCAGTTGTATATAGTGCTTTGTTATTACGAATCTTAACTGTGGTTCCTTCGGTCATATAGAAACCGCCGCCCCAGCCAAATCCTAGCTCTTCATCTTTTAAGAATGTTGAAGTACCAGCACCAAATACGATTGCATCGTTTGCACCGTTAAGTTGTATTGATCCATCGACATGTAATTTATTATTAGCAATTGAACCAACAAGTGCTGTATTATCTGAAACTGTATATGTTGTTGAATCATTATTAATAATAAAATCGCCAGATGAAAGCGCGGCAAATATACCGGTTGCACCTGAGTTATACATTGTAAAGTTATTATCAGTAATTAAGAATGCGTTACCAGCATTATCTCCTGCAAATCTAAAGTCTGCACCACCATCACCGAAGTCTACAATTCTATTTGAAGCTGCAAACGGGTTAGCACCCATTGTACCAGTTGTTCTAACAGATAATGGTGAAGTTGGAGTTTGGCTATTAATACCAGCCCAATAATTACCGCCATCTTGTCTTAATGTAAGAACTCTTGTATTTACGCCAGATGAATTAAGAATACCAAAATGACCGATACCACGATCACTTACGTCTCGTCCACCTTCAATTAATACACCACGATCATTACTGTGATTAATTAATATCGATGCGCCGGTAGCATCAGCATCGCCACCAGCTTCGAATCTTGCTACGAGGTTATATGTTCCGGTTGTATCTGTTTGAGATACGTGTAACTTAGGAGCAATTATACCGTGTTGTAAAGAACTTGGCGCTGCAGTTTGACCAATACTTACTGGTTGATTAATATACGTATAAGCATCAGTAACTTGAATACGCTTACCGCCGCCAGTCCATACACCAAATTGATCAGCAGCATCCCAACCGATATAACTATTTGTATCGCCGTTATGTGTAAGATAATCGTTTGTGTAGAATCTTGGAGCATAAACATTAAGTGCTGAAGTTACTGCACTATTATTAACTGTTAATCGAGTTGCGCCGTTTGTATTAACTACGAAAGTGTCATTAGCCGAAAAACCAAATAGTGTATTTGTATCTCCACGATGTTGAATATAATCGTCAAGATTAATTGTATTCATTTCTGAATCAGCGGCTGGATCTACAAGGTAATTATTATTACCAGAATCAATTAATCTTGGAGCATATAAATCTACCGAAACATCAACTCGAGTATTTTGAATTCCAATTCTTTCAGTTCCACCAGTTACAAATGCTTGTCTATCTGCAGCTGGGAAACCCATATAAGTGTTTGTATCGCCACGGTGTCTGATATTATCATCAATATCAATAGTGTTTAATTGTGAATCACCGTTTGGATGTAAGTAATAAGCAGTGTTTGTTGAATCATAGAATATTGGAGCTCTGAATGAACCTAATGCTTGTACATAACTTGTATATACTCGCATTTCTTCATTACCACCAGCACTAAATGCTAGTCGATCTGCCGCTCCTCTATACATACCAGTATTAGGATCAGATACGAATGAATATGTTGGTAAAGCAGCTGTACCGTTACCACCAATAATTTGGCCGGCCATTTTTTGAGAAACTGCAGTATTATTATAATCTGCATAATATGTTTCATCATCATAGTCGTAGTAAATAGGAGCGTAAGCACCTTGACTAAATACACCAAATCCAGCTGTTATAGTATTTGCACCAGCATTAATTGGTGCATTAAATTTAAATTCGTTAAGTCCGATACCAGACGATATAATCTCAAAGTTTACACTATGATCTGTTGCATCACTTTCATCTTGATAATATCTAATATAGCCTTGACTATCAGTAACATGAAAGTTAAATCTTTGATCTGAAGTACGACCAATGTTTATTTCGTTTGTTGCTCCACCACTATAGAAGTTTGCAGAATGTAATTCGGATAAACCGGCTGGATCAACAAACTTAGTATTATCGGCTGTATCAATAAGTCTTGGTGCATATAAATCTGGTTGAATAGTTACTGAAGCGTCAGCAATAGAAACTCTGTTAGTACCATTAGTTGCTAATGAAATAGTACCTGTACCAAACGAAAGTTTAGTATCTGTATCACCGTTATGGAAAAGATTATCATCAATTCCAATTTCATGCATTGTTGAAGTACCTGAAGGATCAGCTACGTAACCGTTATTATTTCTATCAATAAGTTTATCGGCAATTATATTACCAGTATAGGTAAATGCTGTTGTAGTCATTAAACCATAATTTGCACCACCTAAATCAAATCCAATTTGATCTGAGTTTGGGAAATCAATTAATGTATCAATTTCTCCATTATGTCTTAATGCGCCTTCAAGGTTTATGTTATTAAGTACAGATGCATCGCCAGGATGTACAAAATATGTTGTAGCGTCTTTATCAATAAATCTTTCTGCAAAAATATCATTTCTTACTTCGATATCATTATCAGTTTTTTGTTTAATCGAGAAGTTAAAATCACTTCCAAGGAAACCAATTTCTCCGCCAGTCGCCGCAATTTGTTCTGTACCACCGGAAGCAGACATCTTAATAAATGCAGTACCATTACCATCACCAACAGTTAAATCTTGTTCAATAGTAATATTACCAGCCGCAGTATCATCTACGTCTGATCTTAAGAATTGAGAAGCTTCTAAACCATCGACAGTATCAGCATCAAATAAGTTACCTGAACCTTCATCTGCTGTTGTAATGATACGACCTAAATCGACTCCGTCTGAAATAAGTTTAAACCAGTCGTTTGTTTCATCCCATTGTAAAGATGATGTTGCTTCACCACCACGTAGAACTTCCCAACCAGCATTTTCTGTTGGAGAACCAGTTGTAAAATTACTATTAAGAGTGAGTAGGTTATCAGCAATTAAAACTGTTTCTGATTGAACTTCAGTACGTGTACCTTGAACTGTAAGATTACCGGTGATGATATAGTTACCATCAAGAGTATCATCTTGATCTGAACGAACAAACTGTAATGAATCTAACCCGTCAAGTACGTCAGCATCAAGACCAGATCCTGCACCATCGTTACCAGCATTCCAGAATACGTTACCATTATATGTTGGTTCGCGTTTAAAGTCAATTCCTAATGAATTAAAATCTAAATCAACAGTACCGTTATAAAGTATTTCTACACCAACTGTATTATCGTATAATTTAAAACCATTATTCTGACCAGAATTAACAATACGATAATCACCAAATGTATCATTGATAATTTTAATTGATTGAGATGTACCCGCAAATTGAGCAATTTCAGCGGAAGGTCCACCAGAGTTTTCTACTTTTAGAGAAGGTGTATTTTGTATGGCTTGGGTTATTTCAGCTTTACCTGTAAGCTTGGTTGAACCCGTGACCTGGAGTCTATCAGACCCGTTATCTGAAGAAGATCCAATTACGACATTTTCTTCTGTCTGCAGACCGTTCTTTACTATGAATTTTTTATCGTTGGCCATTCGGTTCACTCTCCCCAGTTAGGCTTTTAAACATATGATTTTACTATATTTATAAGTACATTAATCATCCAGTAGCGTAGTCACTACATTAAATGCTGTAGAACTTGCGCTTGCCGGTGTTACTCTTAATTCTAAATTTGCTCCTGATATAGCAACATCATATGAAGCTAGTTCAGTATTTGTATATACAACACCATACTCAGTAGCAACAGCAGTTGTTCCATCGTGGGTTATGAGTAACTTAGTCATATGACGATCATTACCTGTGGTTGTATTAATCAATACTTCCGATGCTCCAAAATCTGCATGAGCAAAAGAAAGTAACGCAACTTGTGATGCGCTTGTTGTTGTTAATTTAAATGATTTTGTTCTTGACTCGGTCTGAATAATATCTGCATTAACTGTCAAGTCACCAGACATTGTATCGCCAGTAACATCTACAAAGTTAGCATCTGCTTCTGTTTCTGTATAGTAACGATTATCTAATTGACCGGCATCTAATTCTGTTTCGGTATAATATCTATTGTCTAATTGACCAGCATCTAATTCAGTTTCAGTATAATATCTGTTATCGAGTTGACCAGCATCTAATTCTGTTTCTGTATAATATCTACCATCTAAATCTGTAGATGTCGTGGTTTGAGTATGGCCATAAGTATCAAAAGTAATACCAGTAATTACATTACCGGCTGCTAATGAAACATCTGCAACTGATGATGTATCGGCATGGTCGATTGTAATCGAAGTATTAGCAAAATCATTTAAGTTAAAGAATCCAGTACCATCAAGAGCATTACCACCAGTAATTGTAACTCTACCATTACCGATTTGTGATGCAGCGTTAGAAGCTGCCGTTGCTAAGATATCTGATTTGTGAGAACCATCTAATAGGTCTGCATCTAATCCAGAACCTGCGCCATCTACGGTTTTTATTGCTGTTAAAATTTCTGCAGCTGTTTGATCTGCTGTTGCGTTGTCTTCGATTAAATCAAGTTTAGCACCATCAACTGAAAGATCTCTACCATCTACAGTTCCTGCAGTTGTAATATCGCCTGTTGTGATATCACTAAATGTATCAAGTAACGCATTATAATCTGTAGTACTTGTACTTAAAACTAATGTATTATTTGCTGAGTACCATTGGAAATCATCAACACCAGATACTGAAGCTTCACCAGCCGCAGTTAATCGACCGTCTTCATCGACTGTAAATGTTGGAATTGCTGTAGATGAACCATAAGCTCCTGCAGTTACCGCTGTATTTGCAAGCTCAGTAGTAATTGCTATATTACCGTCAGTTGAAGTTGCAGTACCTGTTACCTTACCACTTAATGTAACTTCTGTTTCAGTTCGGATATTAAATACTGAACCATCACCAGTTTCTAAAGTAATTGTATTGTTTGCCGCAGCATATGAGAAATCATCAACGCCTGCAACTGGAGTTTCAGAAGCGGCTGTTATTCTACCGTCTACATCTACTGTAAGTACCGGAATACCTGTAGATGAACCGTATGTATTTGCTGTAACACCTGTATCCTCGAGCTCAGTAGCAAGAGTCATAACACCAGTGTTTGAAGAAGCTGTACCTGTAACTTTACCAGTTAATGTAAGATCAAGTCCATCTTCTAATAAATCGAGTTTAGCACCATCTGCAGCAAGATCACGACCATCAACTAAACCATCGACAGTAATATTGTTTGCACTAATATTATTAAAGTCTTGTATAATTGTATGGAAAAATCCGCCATCGGCAGTACCAATAGTAAATGTATTATTTGCTGTTGCAAAGGTAGTTGAACTTACGCCGGCGACTGAAACGTCTGCTGCAGCTGTTAATCTACCATCTTCATCAACAGTGAATGTAGGAATTAAAGATGCAGAACCATAAGATCCTGCGGTAACTGCTGTATTTGCAAGCTCGGTTTGAACTGTCATTACACCAGTATTAGAGAATGCTGTACCTGTTACTTTACCTTCTAAAGTAAAATCTAATGTTGCGGGTGGTACGTTTGTAAAGTTATTATAATCTAGGTAATATGCTCCGGATTCTCCATCAAGAAAATCGGCGTCTAGATTAGATCCAGCTCCGTCAACGGTAATTAATTCTGCAAGGATTGCTGACGCGTCAAGATTTGATGATATATCAATAATAGATTCAGTATTTGAAACTGCATCATATTTCTTAAAATAGATCTTACCATCTTGGGTGTTGATCGCGAGTTCACCAAGTTCCAGTTGAGCAGTGGTCGGTATTCGACCGGCAACCGAACTTCGGCGTAATTTAATTGTTGACATATCTATGTCCCTTTGTTATAATAGCTATATAGCTCTTTAATATACTAATATGTTCTAATAAATTAGAACGTTCCACCATCTAATATGTTAACTGCTATCTCAATCTTTCCGGATGTAATGGTAGTATCTACTCCATCAGTTCCTTCAATTGTTAGGGTTTCACCTAACGCAATAGCAGTATTTGCACCTGATTCTCCTGAGATATTTATCAAAGAATTAGCAAGTTTTACGTTATCAATATCTCCATCAGTAATAGAGAATTCTGTACCTGTAAGTGTTAATGCTTCTCCGGCAGTATATGTACCTGCTCCAGAGAATTGATACCAAACTACAGCGTCTGTATTAACAGCGAATGTTTCGGCATCAGTAACGGTAGCAACAAAACCTGTACTGATATTTACAGTACCGTCTGTTACAAACTGGAATGATCCAGGAATTTCACTTGATTCGTTAAAGTATTCGCCTCGAGTAAGTTCCCAAGGAGTTGATGCATCACCAACTACAGTAACATCATACGAACCATTTTCTTCTTGATTTGTTTGATCTTTAACAAGAACTCTATCACCAACACTCCAAGCAGTTACACCATCAAGAACAAATGCTCCGTTAGATCCTGCAGTTATAACCCCAGCACTAAACGATCCACCTAGATCTGCTGTTGTTGCGGCGAGTGCTGCAGGAATAACTCTAAGTCCTTGAGCTGCAGAATCAACGTATGATTTAGTTGCAGCGTCTTGGTTAGCAGTTGGATTTAAAAGGTTGGTAATTTTAGAACTATTAACATCGATATCATTTCCAGCTGCGTCAATACTTACTCCATCATTGGATTCAATATCAAGTATACCAGAAGTTACTTTAATAGTTCTTGCGCCTACATCCCCACCAATACTTACATCATCGACAACAAGTTTATCTTGTATCTGAATTTGTTTTAAGTACGAATCAGTACCGCCTGGATGTAAGAAATATGTTTGAGAATCGTGATCTACAAATTTTTCAGCTAATACATTACCGTTTTGTACAACCCAGTTACCGGTTGATCTTTCTGAGAAAGCAGCATAGTTAAATGTATTATCAAGGAAACCAATTTTACCGCCACTTGAATATAAGTGCGAGAAGCTTCCTGGTCCATCGCGCATTTTAATTTCTGCGAATGTGGAACCAAAGCCAAATTCAGCTTTATTAAGTCGTGAAGTTCCATTAGGATCTACATAGAATTGAGTATTATCTGAATCTACAAATCTTGGAGCAATAATGTTACCAGAAGATTCACCACCAGATGTTGTGATATATCTTGTGTTAAGTTCTGTATAATCAACTTCGATAGCTGAGTTAGAATTTGGTCCAGGTGTATGTGTAACAATAATACCTGTATTTGCATCATCACTTGTTACATGCGATATATAATCAGCTGTAATGGAGGCAGTAACAGTAGTATTTGTTAATCTTGAAACTGTTGAAGTACCGCTAAGATCTCCAGCTAAAGTAATATTGAAGTCATTTGCTAAAAGATTAATAACGTCGTTAGCATCATCGTTTACAACGATAATACCTTCGTGAACACCATCGGTAAACATAAGACCAATAATATCACGAGATGTTTCTGTAAAGTTTGGAATCGCGTTAGCTTGTAATTCCAGTGGAATATCTGTAGCAAAATCAATACGACCGTCAGGTGTAATTCTGATACGAGGTGTAAATCCATCAGTACCATACATACCTTCAGATCCTGTCATAGGATCATCTAGACCAATCTTAAAGCTATTATTTGCTGAATCTAATTCTTGTAATTCAAGACCACGACCAAGATCGATTGTTGGACTTGAAAGTAAGTTAACACCATCTGTATAAGTGTTAGCCTGATCGATAATTGTTAAACCAGATGAGAATGTATTATCAAGGTAACCAAGATTAACTGCATCACCAGGATTAACAGGTTCTGCAAGACCAGTAATAGTATTGTTTGCAACATTAATATCGCCAACAGGATTAATAGTTAAATCATTGGTTGCTGTTAATAAACCGTTGACAAACATGTCACCTGTGTTATAATTAATTATCAGCTTATCAAGGTTAGAACCAAATAATAGATTACCTTGATCATTGATTTGCATTCTCTGAACGGCATCGGTGTAGAAATCTAGTTCATTGTTATTTGCACCGGCCGAAGTTTCAGCAATGATATAAGTATTTTTATCTAAGTCGATTACCGATCCGGCAAGACCTGTCCAGATACTTCCATCGTATCCTTCAAACCTTCCTTCATCTGTATTAAATCGTAGCATACCTGCTTGACCAATTGGTCTTAAAGCAGTATTTGCTGATGGCATTTTAACAGCGCCATTTGTATCGAATACTATCGTTTCATCAGAACTTGTAATAGTATCGACATGAATTTTATGCCAGTTTTTAGATGCAGAACCAAGAGAATAAATTCTATCTTGATCTGGTATGATATGAGATGTAACGTCTGCGGCAAACGCTACTGTATCTGAATCTTGATCACCGATTGTAAGATTACCAGCAATACCAACATCACCAGTAAAGTCTACTCTATTTGCTTCAAAGGTTGCAGATAATGTGCCACCGGCAAAAACTTGTATTTGATCATTGTCAGCGCCAGGACTTGACTCTGCAGTAATTTTTGTATCTTGGTCAACATCAATAACACCGCCAAGACCTGACCAAGCAATACCATCGTATCCCTCGAATTGCCCGTCGTTAGAATTAAATCGTACCATGCCTTGTACAGCAGTAGGACGATCAGTAGATAAACCTACTGGTAACGTTAATGCTCCTTCACCTGAAATGGTAAGAACGTCACCAGATCCTGTAGGAGTAATTGCTGTAAGTGGTAAAGTACTATCAACATTAAATTCAGTACCATTAAGTGTTAAACCATTACCAGCTAAGAATGTTCCTTCGCCTTGGAACTGAGTCCAAGTAACATCGTCGTCATTAATACTGAACGAAGATGCGTCTTCAACTGTTGCAACCCAACCAGTTCCGCCGTTTACTGTACCATCTGTAACAAACTCATATGAACCTGGAAGTTCTGAATCTTCGTTTGACCAAACTGTTCTTTGGAATACCCAAGCAGTATTAGCACTACCTTGTTGGATAAGATCATATGAACCGTTTTGAGTAGCATCATTTTGATCTTTTACAAGTAAGTTATCTCCAATATCCCAAGTAGTAATATCATCGATATATAAAACATTGACTGGAGGTAGAGTAAGTGTATCTGAATATGTGTTATTACCTTGCTCAAAAGTTGCCCCGAGATCGGCTGTAGTTGCACCAAGAGCTGATGGACGTACTACCAGACCTTTAACAATATTATCTACATATCTTTTATTGGTAGCATCAGTGGGCAAGATCGGGTCATCGAACACCTTAATAGTTGTTTCTACTCGATCTAATTCAAATTCTAAATATCTTTTGTTAACTACGTCTTGTTGATTAACTGGATCTTCAACGTTAATAATACGATGAGTACCAATATTAACTACTGAGTCTGAATTGGCGAGATCAAAGTTAAGATCTGCTGGTACCGAAATAGTATTAGCAGTAATACTAAATTCGCCAGCTTCTATAAGATTTAATTCTCTTAATTCGTTAGTTGATTCGCCTAACGTAATTGATGTGTTACCAATTGTAAAATCTTTTGTATTGATTAAACCATCTGCAACAACAAAGTTATTAGCATTTAATCCTGAATTGGAAACACCAAGTACGTGACCAAACGTATCAAAAGTAGCATTTTGTAAAAATTGTAAGCTACTATTAACTGTGTTTGCTACTGAACTTGTATTGGAATGTGATATTACAAGGTTTGCTGATTCGGTATCATTTTCTGGTGTTATGATAATACCTTGTCCGCCGTCTATTGCGCGAACATATTCGCCTACTGTATCTATACCTAATGCAATAGAATCTGGTACAATGACCGGTCTTTTTTCGCCTGCTGCTACGAGGCGAATATTTTTAGTTTGACCAACTTTAACTTTTACGGCCACACCTATACCTCCGTGATTGTTGATACAACGAATACTATTCCATCAACTATTTTTGACAATTCTCCGGTTGGTTTTCTCATAATCACGTCATATTGATACTTTCCTGGCTTGAGCTGACTTGTAACAAGCGCATCCAGTTTTAAAGTAATATCATTTTCATTTTTTTCAAATTCAAACTCCGCGGTTCTTTTTGAAGAGTATAGCTTTCTTATATCTCCGAAAAAAGAATAATTCGCTATTGGCAGATCTAAGTCATCGTCATCAAATAATTCGACGGTAAGCCTAAAATCTGTACCTTGGTCTATATAAATGTTTAATTGGGAACTACTCATCTTATCTATTATCTCTTTTATAAAAGCTATTTTTCTTTATTTATAATAGAACAACATAGGATAATATCGAAAAAAGGGGGCGGAAGCCCCCTATTTGTCACGTGCAAATTCTATTAGCCTTTAAGATCGTTAACTTCGTCTTTAAGTTCTTTAATTGCTTCTACTATGAGTGCAGTAACGTTACCATATGCAACACTCTTAATTCCATCATCTCCTTCAGTAACAACTTCTGGTAATACATTTTCAATTTCTTGAGCAATAAAGCCGGCTTTTCTTACACCAGGTCTTGATTTCATATCGAAGTAAACACCTCTTAGATCACAAACTTTTTCAAGAGCAGAATCGATAGTTACGATATTCTCTTTTAATCTTTCGTCTGAGTTAGCATTTAAATCACCAGTTGCAGTAAAGTCACCAGTTGTCATATCGAATGTAAATACGTCAGCGTTTGTGCCACCTCTAAATGCAACAGTTGGCATGTTACCTGAATCGCCTCTAATAACATATGCATTAGAAGAAGTTTCGTATAATGTTTCTACATAAGGTGAACTACCAGTACCGCCGAATCCTAATGTTTGATCAGCTGGAATCCAGAAAGAACTTGTGTTACCATCAATACCTGCGGCTGTTAATGTACCAACAACTGTAAGGTTACCTTCAACTTGGATATTTTCTACTGTTAATTCGTCATCTGATGAAGTATAGAAGAAGTTAGATTCTCCACCTGGGTTTGGACCAGTTGTACCCATCATTGGTCTAGATGTGTTACCACCTTCGAACATTGTTATGAATACTGGAGTACCTTGTAATCCTGTTTCGTGAATATTCTGTAGGTTGTTAACTCCACCTTCAGGACCAAAGCCCTGCATACCTTGAGTACCTTGGAATCCGCGTTCACCTTGGAAACCTTGAGCAGCCTGAGTACCTTGAATACCTTGTGTACCTTGACCTGGGAAACCTTGAATACCAAGATCACCTTGAACACCTTGAGAACCTTGAATACCCTGTGAACCAACTCCTGGAGGACCTTGGAAACCTAAGTCACCTTGGAAACCTTGAGCACCTTGGTTACCATCATTACCCAATCCACCGCCAAGACCTTGGAAACCTTGAATACCCAAGAAGCCTTGAACACCTTGAGAACCGCCTTCACCGAGATCACCGATAAGACCCTGTGTACCTTGGAAACCGAAGAAGCCCTGTACACCCTCATCACCGATACCAGCTGGACCTTGGAAACCTTGAGTACCTTGAATACCGTCTCCGGCGTCACCTTGGAAACCTTGAACACCGTCGTCGCCGTCGATACCTTGGATACCTTGAACACCGCCTTCACCGATACCAGTTAAACCTTGAAGACCTTGAATACCTTCGTCGCCAACTTCGCCTTCAATACCTTGTGGACCTTGGATACCTTGAATACCAGCTCCTGGAGGACCTAAGTCACCCTGAATACCTTGGTGTCCTTGTAATGCGTCACCTTGAATACCTTGGAAACCCTGAATACCGGTAGCACCGACTCCAGCAAAACCTTGGAAGCCTTGGAAACCTTGTGTACCTTGATTAGCTGTACCTTGGAAACCTTGAGTACCTTGTGATCCTTGGAAACCTTCGTCTCCATCAGCACCAGCAATACCTTGAACAGATTGTGTACCTTGAGTACCCTGTGAACCTTGTGTACCGTCGCCACCAACAAATCCTGCTTGACCTTGGAAACCTTGAGTACCTTGCATTCCTTGGAAGCCTTGGATACCAGCTTCACCTGGTCCACCTTGTAGACCTTGAGATCCTTGGAATCCTTCAAAACCTTGAAGACCCTGAATACCTGCTGGACCAATGTCACCAGTTCTAGCAAACGTAATAATAACATCTGCGTCTTGACTAAAGTTCGATACTGATCCGCTTACAAATGCACAATCAACATCGAAGTAACCAGAACTTTCTGTTAAACCAGATATTGTATATATTACAAAGTTTGCTGGAGTAGCTTTTTCTGATACTTTAAAGTGACCTTTAATAGGACTTGTAGAATCATCGATTGTTCTTAAGAAAGGTTGAATATCTACAAAGTTATCATCTCTATCGTCAATGAACAACTTAGCTGCATTGCTAAGAGAAGCATTATTGAATTTTAAATAACCAGTTGAATCTGTACTACTTGGATCAGAAGCTGCTGTATTTGTACTATATGTGTAATCAAATGTTACACCACCAAATCCACCAGTTGAACCTTGGAAACCGCCTCCACCTTGAAGACCAGTAAATCCTTGAACACCCTGTGGTCCAATTGGTCCTGGGAAACCTTGAATACCTTGGAAACCAAGATCACCTTGGAATCCGTCTGTACCTTGAGCTCCAGCACCGGTTGAACCTTGGAAACCTAAGTCACCTTGGAAACCTTGAATGCCTTGTATTCCTTGAATACCCTGCAAACCTTGTTCGCCAGCTCTTGTAAAGGTAAAGATTATATCAGTATTATTTGTAAAATATGTTGCGTCAGCATTAGTAGATTTAGTTAAGTACGTAATACTTAAGTTATAATAAGTTGAATTTTCTACTAAACCTGTTAAACTATAAAGTAAGAATTCTGCAGGATCAGCAATAGAAACAATCTTGATATAACCAAGCATTGCAGAACCACCATCATCTAAACTTCTTAGATAATCATCGAGGTTTGCACCATTTGTTTCTGTATCTGACATGCGCATAATTGTAGCGGCAGTAAGATCAGTATTATTAAATTTAATTAATCCTGAAGCTGGACCTGTAGGTGTTGTACTTGGAGTAAAGTCATATTCGAATGAAGCTCCACCGTAAGCACCAGCAATACCTTGAGCGCCTTGTACGCCTTGGAATCCTTGAGTACCTTGGAAACCTTGTGTACCCTGTAATCCTTGTAAGCCTTGAGTACCCTGTGCTCCTTGAGAACCAGTAATACCTTGAATACCAGCATCACCGCGTGGAACAAAGTTAATTAATGTTTTTGCTGTATGACCAGAACCAATAACATCTAAATCCCAGCTATAACTATTACCTGAACTAAGTCCATATTGGCCAACATAAGTAACATCGAATATAACGAAAGTTTTAGTACCACTTGAATCCCAATTAACTGCTGAGAATTCATATACAACTTGATGGTGTCCGCCAGGACCATTGCCATCATCAAAACTTTCTATTACAACAAGACCCTTTGAAGATCCTGGAATAGCTGCTAACCAATCAAACATTTCATCAAGTTCACCAGTATAGTTACTTAATGGAATATCGTCTAATACTAATTTAGTTGCGTTTTGAACGTTAGTGTTATTAATTTTCCAAGAAGAAATGCCTGGATTAGTAGTTGGGTCAACATTATTAGTGAAAGCCCACTCATATGTTAAACCACCATACCAACCAACAGCACCCTGTAGTCCCTGTAGTCCCTGAAAGCCTTGAGTTCCTTGGTACCCTTGGATACCTACATCACCCTGTAAGCCTTGAACTCCTTGGAATCCTTGTGTGCCTTGAAAGCCTTGAGTACCTTGGAAGCCTTGAGTTCCTTGAACACCTTGATGTCCTTGAGTACCTTGCGAACCTTGGAAACCTTCGTCACCTTGTAAGCCTTGCACACCTTGAGTTCCCTGCATTCCTTGAATGCCGGTAAAACCTTGAAAACCCTGTGTACCTTGAATTGATTGTGGACCTTGAACACCTTGTAGACCCTGTAAGCCTTGAAGTCCTTGTAATCCTTGAACGCCCTGTGTACCTTGAATACCTTGATCACCAGCTAAACTGAACGCAACTAATGTTGGAAGTTGTGTTGTAGTGCCTGGGTTTGGCGTATTTAACTGAACGAAGTCGCTCTTAATACCATCGCCTGATAAGAAAGTAACATCTAATTCCCAATAACCTGTTCTATCTGTCGCTCCAGTAATTTGGAAGATCATATAGTTTGATGGGTTATTACGAAGAGTAACTTTCATAATACCTTTATTTGCAGTACCTACAGCAGCAATAGCAGTATATAGACCTTCTAGGTTTACACCATAGAAAGCTTCATCGTCAATCCAAATTTTGGTAACTGCACTGAAGTTATCGCCAGGATTAGGTGCACCATTCATGATCATGTCACCAGTGCCTGGATCAGCCTCAACGATATCGTCTTTAATTCTAAATTCTACTACGTGACCTGCATCGTCTCCACTAAAACCTTGGAAACCTGTATCACCTTGGATACCTTGTGTACCCTGCATACCTTGAATTGACTGTGGTCCTTGCGTACCTTGAATACCGAAGTCGCCCTGTATTCCTTGGACACCTTGCACACCTTGTGGTCCTTGTGTCCCTTGGTTACCTTGAATACCTTGCAAGCCTTGAACACCAATAAAGCCTTGAATACCTTGCGTACCTTGGAAACCTCTAAAACCTCTTGATCCCTGAATACCTTCTTCACCGATAGTACCTTGGTTACCTTGTAATCCTTGGATACCAGTGAAACCTTGAACACCTCTAAATGAACCAATATTTACCCATACTGCGCCGTCATAAACCCATAACTCATCATCAGCATTATCGATGACTGCGTTACCAAGTGCTGCACTAGGAAAAGCTGTGTTTAAAGTTAATTGTTGATCTCCACCTGCGTCTACATCAGCCACAGAACCGATTACATCGAATCCTGGACCATAATCTCCTTGTAAACCTTGAAGACCAGCAGGTCCTGTTGAACCTGTAGTACCTTGAACACCAGCACCTACTGCTGTCCAAACTGTTCCATTTGATACATATATAAGACCATCGCTACCATAAGCGACCGCACCTGTATATGGAGCCGGATCGAGTTGAATAGGGACCTGTTGCGGTTGGCCCTGTCCAACGATTTTGCTACCGCTTATTGATCTAAAAGCCATTATACATCATCCTCCTCGGATTGACCAAGGGTAAAGGATAATGAAGCATCCACGGCTAAGTTTGTATCAGTTTTTAATTCTAGTAAATCTCCAGATTTAAAGAATTGTCCATTGAGTGGTAAAGGAATTGTGTCATACGCTGGAATTTGAAGATTTCTAATAATCCAAAAAGTATCATTGTCTTCATATCTATACGTTCTTACGTCAACCATTACTGTATTTGCTGTAAAGTTACATAAGATGAGAGGAGAAATAACTTCTCCTACTCCAGGTTCTACCGTTGTTGAACCACCAAACACTAATTCAGGTACCTCATAATTTGGTACTTCAATCATAGTCTGCCAATTCGTACTCAACGTAAAGGACTTGGCTACCGGTTTAGCATCTGGTGCCTGAGATGTTACGATTGTTGTAATAGTCATTATAGTGATGCCCTTGAGTTAGATGCCCTTCGTGCGAGTTTTCTTACCGATGATGTAAACGGTCGACCTTCGATTCGACCTGTTCTACCATTAATCTTCAATCCTCGTGCGAAGTACTGGTTATTTAATTCGTCTGATCCAGACCATCTGATTCGACCGCCATTTTCTGATAATACCGAAGCATTAGCACCGATAGCAGCACCAACGTTCCTGAAGTTCAATGGTAAGGCGTTTCTGTTAACACCTGCCGAAGCACCGTTGAACTGGTGAGCAATGGATTCAACTAGCGATCCAAATACTAGGAAGTTAGGTCGTATGACACTATCTATAATTACGTTATCAATCAATTCGGTTACCATATTTCTATGCGTTAGGTCCGGAGCAATATTGTTATTTATATAAGTTTTCATCTGTGTCCAAGCGCCTGTGAATGCGTCAAGTAAATCAGTATTATTCTGACCAACTGATGCCCAAGCTACGCCTGTCCAGTGGAAGATTTCGCCAACATAGCGATTACCGTTATTATTAGTTGGAATGATATATGCATCCCAACGTTTCATATCAGTTAATGCGTCTCTTGCAGCTGCATCAACGACCGTACCTTTGAATCTTAAGTTTCTCCAATTAGCAAATGATGCTGGCGGATTAAACACTGGGAATACATGTTGTGCATCGATATTAAATAATGCGCCAACGAAAGATCTAGAAGCTTGATCAGCACCGGCACCAGAAACGTTATATAAGTTATTTGGATTAAGTGATGGATCAGTATATCTAAAGTCGTTTTGGATAACTTTAAGGAAGTTACCTGCATCACGATAAGTTTTAGGTAGATCAATAAACTTGTATTCAGAAGTAATGAATCTTTGTACTTCACGCTGTATTCGAGTTCTGTTATCGCCAAGAATATCTTTAGCAAACTTGAATGTTTTATCAGTTTCCCAACCAAAGTTCGGTTCTATTGTTGGTCCAAGCTTGTTAACATCATTGTAGAATAATGCGTTGTAGAAGATTAATCCTAAATCTGTTGCTTGTTGTGATTGTACTTCAGTACCAAGTTCAGATCTAATAACCTGACCAGGATATGTACCTCTAACAATTTGTGCAACAATGTAACCAAGTTGACGATATGCTTGAGCAGTTGCTTCTCTTGTATCTTCAGGAACTCTTAATTCGTTATTCCAGAAGTAGAAGTTTGCATTCCATCTTGTTGCAAGGTTACCACCGTAGTTAAGATCCCAAGACATAGCATCTAGGATATAACCAGCATCTCTTCTACATTTAGCTTTAGAGTAATCTACGATTGTAAATGTATCTTTCAAGAATTCAGTTACATCATCTGCAAGTTCGTCAAGGTTTTCATCGATTGAGTTAGCAGCTGCTATTCTATCAGCTCCAACCCAAGATAGATCAGGCTCTGTAATTGCTGGGATAACATCAACTGAATCTCTTCTAATTGTATCTTCAACTATTCTTACAAGATCAGCTACTTCTTCAGCTTCAACTGTGGTAGCGGCTGTAACTGCCACTTGAGTTGATGAACTATGCTTGGATATTGAAGTATCAACTGTTCCACCAACTACGATCTTCTCGACAGTGTCTGCTAATTCAGTAAAGAATCTTGCAGTTTGTTGTCTTTGATCTGCTGGTAATACTGATACTGCATTTACAAAGTAAAGACCTGCAGTTTGAACAGTTGCATAGTTTGTTGAGTAGTTAACATCGTGAGATAATGCATCGATCATTGTACCAACGTCTCTTCTACATTTCTCTTTAGAGTAACTAATACCGTTATAAGTATCGTAAATGTATGTTTGTAGATCAGTTGCCATTTGAACTGTGTTATTATCAATAACATTTTTAGCAGCAAGAATATCTGCGTCGATCCAGTTTGTGAATGGCTCAACTCTTGCAGGTATTGCTGATGGACTGTTATCGTCTGAAACTTTGCTTAACATTAATGCTAGGTTCATAGCTTCAGTAGCAATAGGTCTTCTAGCTGCTATGGTTGGCATTTCTTGTTTAACGTGGTTACCAGTAACATGTGATATTGCATTGAGTGATGCTCTTACAAATGTATGAGCTCCACCGCCACGACCGTATGGTACTTTACCAACTTGCATTGTAATCGTAGTTGCATCAGCACTTGTAATGTAATATGGGTTACCATAGTATGGATCGCCAAGTTGTGGAGATGGATGTTCTGCAATATCTCCGTCCAAGCTACATGTAAATACGATACTTTCAGGAGCAATCATTACATGATCACCAGCTGTAAGACCGTGTCCTGTACCTAATGTTGCTGTAAAGATTCCTGTATCAGGATCGTATGTTGCGCTTGAAGGAGTAAACTGATTACCAATTTCTCTTTCAACTGGCTCGTTACGAACAACATGTTGAACAACTTTAGCCATATATTCAAAGGCTTCTCTTGTTGCTTGGCGTTGATCTATTGGTAAGATATTTACTGCATTCTTAAAGTAAAGTTCTGCTGTTCCATGCATTGCAGCGTTACCACCGTACTGAATATCATGTGATATTGCATCGACGATATAACCTGTATCTCTTCTGCATCTTGCTTCTTCGTATTGTAGGAATGCAAACTTATCATTTAAGTATTGAACAACTGAAGATCCTAGAGCTTCTTTGCGTCCAAGGATAAGATCTTTTTCAATTTCAAAATTATAACCAGTAGCAGCAGCGTCAGTAACTGTAGCTTCTCTTGCTTGTGGTAGATTAATTAATGAATCATCAGTAATAATATCTGCAACGATCTTAATAAGTAACTCAACCTCGATACCAGATGCGCCAACAACGTTACCGAATCCAGATGTTACCTGAGAAACTCCGTTACCTGTTGTAGGAGTAACTGTTTGCTTAAGAACAACTTGTTCAGCTACTGCGGCTAAGTGGTTATATAATGCGGCAGTTGGAGCTCTTTGAGCTTCAGGTAATCCAACATTAATACCATTTTCGAAGTATAGTTTAGCAAAGTCTCTCATTGCAACATTAGAACCGTGTCTAATATCGTAAGCTGCTGCTTCAATTAAGAATCCTGTATCTCTTCTACATTTTGTCTCATCGTATACTAAGGATCCATGATTAGCAGCAATCCAAGCAATAACTTCTTTTTGTATAAATGCTTTGTTAACTTGTAATGCAGTTTTTGCAGCGTATGCGTCAATCGATACTGATTGCCCACCAAATACTAATGCGTCAGCAGCAGCATTTCCGTTTGACATAATATCGATAATTTCATCGAATGAAGCATTTGATCTTGCAATTGCGGTAGCGTCAGTTAATACTTCAGTTGCAATCTTATCTTTTAACCAAGTAATAGCTCCAACTGTTTCAGTAAGCTGATTATTAACTACGTTGTTTGCGCCAACTGTACCGATTCTATAACCTTTACCAACATATACTGAGTTAACGTTTGAATCAGTTGCAATATCTCTTGCTACAGCATTTAAAATAAATCCTGTATCTCGCATACATTTATCTTTATCATAGATGAAGTAGTTATCATTCATATATGCATCGACTTCAGCTTGTAGATATGCTTTGTTCTTTTGTAAGATTCTCGATGCGTATACACCCTGTTGAGAACCAGCTACTTTAATAACTGAACCTTCGTCTGCACTTACAAATGTATGGGTGTCTGTATTTGTTCCTGCAGTACCGCAATAAACTGTAACAACATCACCAGCAACATTTGTAATTGCTAATGGTAACTTGTATGACCAGTCTCCGATACGTGGTGAGAAATCAGTACCTCCACCATTGTGTGCACAACTAAATGCAAAACTTTGTGGTTGTAATTCGATATGATCGTCAGTTGTAAGATCGTGACCTGGAATTGTAATATCTAGGATACCTGTTACTGGATCATAATCTGCATCTGTAGGAGTATAAGCTTTTAATACTTTAGCAGGATCTGAGAAGAACAATGCATTAGCATCGATACAATCAGCTGTTGCACTTACAAATGTATGGTTATTAGCATGGCCATTTGCATTACCTACGTTTACTGTAATTGTATTACCAGTTACTGCTTTAACTCTTACTGGTTCTTTATATGCAGGGTGGTCGTATAATGGAGCAGCATCTGTTCCTGTTACACCACCAACATCGCAACTAAATACAATTGATTCTGGAGCAATTTCAATCCATTTACCAACTGGTAGATCGTGATTACCAATTGTAAGTTCCATATCGCCTGATACTGGATCGTATGTTGCAGTTTCTGGAGTAAATGTTCCTGTCCACATATCACCTTCGCGAATAGCGTTGGTTGTTGCAGATACAAAGGTATGAACTGATGTGTCGCTTGACTCACCAACATTTACTGTAATTGTTGTTGCATCTCTATCAGAAATCTTAATTGATTTCTTATATGCAGGATGTCTTTTCTCGGCTTGTATAGCATTAGTTTCTGCTGATACAAATGTATGTAATCCGCCGCCGTTTGTAACAGCGCCAACATTCATATGAATCGTAGTACCATCAACTCTATCAATAACAATTTGTTTCTTATAGAATGGGTGATGTGATTCAGGAGCTGGATGATTAGTTATATTACCATCCATTGCACATGTAAATACAATTGAGTTTGGTTTGAACTCTACAAGATCGCCAGCTTTAAGAGCATTTGATCCAATGTCTGCACTAAACTCGCCAGTTTCTGGATCATAAGATGCAGTTGTAGGAGTATAGTTAATAAACTCAGTAGTTGGATATGAATGCTCGGTAGTATTTCCGTCTAATGCACATGTAAATGTTAAACTATTTGGTTCAATAAAGATACTATCGCCAATTTGGAAATCGTGAGAACCAATTGTAAGTACTGTTGTGCCTGATGTTGGAGTATATACTGCATTTGTAGGAGTATATTTCTTACCGTTATTGTTAAGCAATCTTGTCATTTCATCGAATGCTTTATTTGCTCTATCTTCGGCAATTGAGTTAGTTACTAATTCTGCAGTTTCTGCTTTTAAGTAATTAATTGAACCAACTGTTTCAACTAACTGTTCAGTAACACTAACCTCTCCAGACTTAGTACGATAAGCTGCACCAGTTTGAATTGAGTTATAGTTTGTACCAAGCATTAAGTCTCTTTGAACTGCAGGTAAGATATATTCTTCTGTATCTCTGTGACATTTCTTGCTGTCATAGAAGTAGAATTCATTATCTACCCAGTCCATCATATAATCTTGTACGAACTCTCTATTTAATTGTAAACCTTTTCGAGCATTACGCTTATTAACATCGATAGATGAATTATCGCTGAATGTAATTGCGTCGCCGATTACTGATACTGCATCATCTTTTGCTTCAACAAATCTATGTTCGAAGTTAGCTTTTCCTAATCCAGGATTAACTGTAATTGTTTTTGCCGATACTTCAACAATAGGTAAAGCAGCAAGATAAGCTTTATCAACTTTTCTTGGATGGCTGATTTGTGTTTTAAAGTTATCAGAAGCACATGTAAATGTAACACCACCTTCTGCAATGTTAACATAACGTCCAACTGTTAAATCGTGGGTACCGATTGTAATAACCATTCTACCAGTTTCTGGATCGTATGTTACTTTAGTTGGAGTATATTTCTTACCTGAGTTAGCAAGAGCATTAATGATCGTATTAAATGATGCATAAGCGTCTACTGCGCCAGCAGGAGAATCGTCTTGAATAATTTCATCAGTTGTTTTACGTAATCTTTCGAAAGCAGCTACTGTTTCGTTTCTTTGATTTTCAAGAGATGTTCTAGCAGTATTAACATAATATGCTAATCCAGTAGTTACAGCATTATAGTTTGTATCCAATAACATGTCAAACTTAGTTGCTGGTAAGATATATTCTTTTACGTCTCTTTCACATTTATCGCCATCGTAAGCATAGAATTCATCGTTATTATCGATCCAATCTACAAACTCATCAATGATTAAGTTTCTGTTATCTTGAACAAGCTCTCTTGCCGCAACTGCGTCTGTATCGCCAGTATTAGCAAAGATAATTGGTTCAGCAGCTTCTTCACCATTTTGAAGAATATTTAATGTCTCATCTAAAGATCTATCTAAACGAGTTTGTACTTCGCCTGTTTGCTCATTAGTAAAGATATGATTAATGTCTGCTTTAATATGTTCAATAGAACCTACTGTTTCAGTCATTTGATCGCTAATAACAACATATGAAATTGGCGAACGATATGTGATACCGTTTAAACGACCCCAGTAGTTAGAATTTGTTGCAACGTCATAAGATGCAGAATCAACAATTAATCCTGTATCTCTGAAACATTTATCAGCATTATAACCTTGATAACCAAGTCCTGGTCCGCCTTCAAATCCTGTTGTAGTATTTGCAGTTAAATAATCGATCATATTATCGATAATTTCAGCTTGATTTTCATCAAGAGTATCTGCAAAATCTGTATTAGAAATTAGGTTAAGGTCATTAGCTTGTGCAGGTTTAATAATAACAGTTGAACCTCTTGCACGCATTGAGATGTCACCGAACTGAGAACCTGAGTTGTTCAATGTCATTTGACCACCGTC